AGGGAAGAAAGAGGTCAGTGTTAGGAAGACCTCCCGGTGAAGCTGCACGCATAAGAGAATTTCATGCGAGGCTATTGACCACAAAGGGTGACACGATCATCCAAACGATTATTAACAAAGCCTTGGACCCTACAGATAAAGACCAAGCAGCGATGTTAAAGATGTGTGCTGATAGATTGTTGCCTTTGTCTTATTTTGAAAAGCACGGTGCAGCCAGCAAAGCAGGTATCACAATTAATATTTCTGGTGTCACTGATGCCAAGGTAGAGGCAGACACCATTGATGCTGAAGACGTAGACTATGAATCTGGACATTAAGTTATTGCCTTGGCAGCAACAGGTGTGGAATGACCAGAGCAGGTTTAAGGTGGTCGCAGCAGGCCGTAGAACAGGTAAATCTAGGTTAGCTGCATGGATGCTCATTGTTGAGGCACTGCAGGCTGACAGAGGCAATGTGTGGTATGTAGCCCCAACGCAGGGGCAAGCCAGAGACATTATGTGGCTCACGTTGTTGGAACTTGGGAACCCCGTTATCGAGTCCTCCCATGTCAACAATATGCAGATTAAGTTAGTCAACGGTGCTGTCATCAGTCTAAAGGGTGCTGATAGGCCAGAGACAATGCGTGGTGTCAGTCTAAAGTTTGTGGTGCTCGATGAGTACGCAGACATGAAGCCTTCAGTGTTTGAGCAGATCCTTAGACCGGCACTAGCAGATTTAAAGGGCAAGTCCCTCTTTATTGGTACACCGATGGGTCGCAACCATTTCTATGAGTTGTACACCTACGGTGATAAGAATGACGATAAAGAGTACAAGAGTTGGCACTTTACCAGCTTTGATAACCCGCTACTTGACCCAAAAGAGATTGAAGCTGCAAAGAAGTCTATGTCCTCTTTTGCTTTCAGGACTGAGTTTATGGCTTCGTTTGAGGCTGCCTCTGGTGGCATCTTCAAAGAAGAGTGGATCAAGATAGACGATGAAGAGCCTAAGGATGGTCGCTACTTTGTAGCTGTAGACTTGGCTGGCTTCGAAAATGTCGCTGCAGCCACCACTGCAAAAAAGAAGAGGTTAGACCAGTCAGCCATAGCGATAGTCAAGGTAACCTCTGAGGGTTGGTGGGTTGCAGATATAGAGTACGGTAGGTGGGACATTAAGCAGACCGCACAGAAGATATTTGATGTGGTCCGTGACTATGAGCCTGTTTGTGTTGGCATTGAAAGAGGCGCATTAAAGAATGCCGTTCTACCTTATCTGTCTGATCTTATGCGTAAGTATAACAGTTACTTCCGCATTGAAGACCTCACACACGGAAACAAGAAAAAGACAGACAGAATCACTTGGTCTTTACAGGGCAGACTAGAGCACGGAAAGATTACCTTCAACGAAGGTCCTTGGAATAGTGAGATCATCGATGAACTGATGAACTTCCCTAATGCCCAGGTCCACGATGACTTGATTGATGCCTTAAGTTACATAGACCAGATAGCGATTGCAGAGTACACCTCAGACTATGAGGAAGACGATTACACACCAATGGATGCCGTTTCAGGCTACTAGGAGAGAGCATGGAAGAGCAAGAAAACGAATACAACGGTAAAGACGCTAAGATCACTGAGTGGGTCTTATCTCGTTGCCTTATGTGGAGGAATCATAGAGATGAGAACTATCTAGACTCTTGGCAGGAGTATGAGCGTCTATGGCGTGGTATCTGGTCTGGAGAAGACAAGACAAGAGACTCTGAGCGTTCACAACTGGTTACTCCTGCCCTTCAGCAGGCAATCGAGTCCCACACCGCTGAGATCGAAGAAGCTATCTTTGGTCGTGGTGAGAAGTTCTTTGACATCGTCGATGACCAGAAAGATCAGCAAAAGTTAGATGTAGAGCAGATCAAGAACCAGATGTATGAGGACTTTAAGAACCAGAAGGTCCGCAAGTCAGTCTCAGACATTGTTCTCTTAGGCGCTGTCTATGGCACCGGCATCGGTGAGATTACCATCGCAGAGAAGACTGTGCTAAGGCCAGCGATGCGCCCAATCGTGGAGATGGGTGTCTCTGCCATCGGCGTTGAGGAAGTACCTAAGTTTGTTGTTGGCCTCAAAGCCATCAATCCTAAGAACTTCCTGATTGATCCCACTGCCACCAGCATTGAAGAGGCGATGGGCTGTGCGGTAGAAGAGTATGTGTCACTACACTCTGTCGTTGCTGGCATGGAGTCTGGTGTTTATAAGAAGGTGGATAACCTCGGTCAAGCCGCTGTGGACAGCGACATTGAGCCGGTACAGGAAGACGTTGAGTATCAGCAAGACAAGGTACTGTTGCTTCGCTACTATGGCTTGGTGCCTAAGTATCTTATCGAGTCTGGCTCAGACGAAGAGATTGTAGAACTGTTTGCCAAGAAGCAAGAAGAGTTTGGCAACGAAGCAGCAGACTACACAGAGTTGGTTGAGGGCATCGTAGTTATCGCCAATGACCAGCACCTGCTTAAGGCTGAGTTATCGCCCTACATGATGGAAGACCGTCCCATCGTTGCCTTCCAGAACGACTCTATGCCTAACCGCTTCTGGGGTCGTGGCATCGCTGAGAAGGGCTACAATATGCAAAAGGCTATTGATGCTCAGATCCGTGCCCACCTAGACAGTCTAGCACTGACCACAGTGCCGATGATGGGCATCGATGCTACAAGGCTACCCCGTGGTGCCAAGTTTGAAGTAAGACCAGGAAAGACCATCCTGACCAACGGCAACCCTGCTGAGATCCTCCAGCCATTTAAGTTTGGCAACACCGATCCTGGCAACCTGCAAATCGCTGGTGAGTTCATGCGGATGATGCTGATGGCTACTGGAACGGTAGATAGCTCGACCATGCCCTCGCCCACCACAGCAGATGGTGCTGGCATGAGTGCTGGCCTCTCAGCCATCATCAAGAAGAATAAACGTACCTTGGTTAACTTCCAAGAACAGTTCCTTATTCCCTTTGTGAAGAAGTCGGCTTATCGGTTTATGCAGTTTGATCCAGAGAACTACCCTGCAAAGGACTTCAACTTCATCGCTTCTAGCAATCTAGGCATCATCGCCCGTGAGTATGAGCAGATGCAGTTTATGAATCTACTCAAAACCTTGGGTCCAGAGAGTCCTGTAGTACCAATTGTGCTCAGAGCCATCATCGAAAACAGCGGTTTGAACAACCGTGAGCAGATTATTGCTCAGATGGACCAGATGACACAGCCCAATCCAGAGGCACAGCAGGCCCAACAGATGGTTCAGCAGCTACAAATGCAGAATGCTCAGTTGCAAAACGCCAAACTTGAGTCTGAAGTGCTCCTAAACCAGACAAAAGCACAGGCAGAGGCCGTAGATACCCAGTTGAAACCAGCAGAATTGCAGGCTTCGCTGGCTGCAAGCGCCTCTAAGTACCTTTCAGACTCCAATGACCCCACTGCTGAGTTTGAAAGACGCATCAAGGTCGCTAATCTGGCCCTAAAAGAGAAAGACATCGACACTAAGAAGGAAATTGCTAATCTTCAGGTCGTTGCCGCCCGTCAAAAATAAAAAACTTGACAAAAGCGGTAAAAAGTGCTTGACAAATTTATAAAAGTGTGGTAGAATTACGACAATGTTACCAGAATTACAGCAGTATTACGAAGACAGGCTTTCTATGATGACCACCCAAGCGTGGTCGCAACTCCTAGAAGACCTATTAGAGATGCGTACCCAGTACGAGAACATCCGCAACTGCGATGCAGTGACCCTAGAGTTTAGAAAAGGACAGGTAGACATTTTAGACTACATCATTGGTCTAAAAGACTTGTCACAACAAACCTACGAGGAACTGCAAAATGGCGAAAAGAATATTTGAATTCCGCTGTGCTAAAGCGCACATAAGCGAAAAGTATGTAGATGAGTCAGTAACAGTCATACAGTGCCCACACTGTACAAATGACGCTACAAGGCTGATCTCTGCTCCTAGAATCTCTTTAGAAGGCATCACAGGAGATTTTCCTTCTGCAAGCAGAGCCTGGGAGAAGCGGCGAGAGTCGCACATGAAGTATGAACGTAAAGTTGGTATTTCGGAGGGATAAGAGAACCCCCTCAAACGTAATAAGTGTTCTTTCTTAATGC